GTTTCTTGAAATTCCGTCGATGGCTTGATGAGATTATCGAGCTTGAAGGGATTAAAGAGATTGCTTTCGAGGAGGTAGCATCCCACAACGGAACAGCGGCGGCGCATGCTTATGGCGGCTTCATGGCGACGTTGACGGCATACTGCGAAGAAAACAGCATTCCGTATTCCGGAATACCGGTAGGAACGATCAAGAAGCACGCCACCGGCAAAGGGAACTCTGGTAAGCCTGCCATGATGCTGGCGTATTTGAATAAATGGGGAATTTTCCCTCAAGATGACAACGAGTGTGATGCCCGGTGGCTTTTTGATCTGGTGTCGAACAACAACAATTAAAGGAGGAAGTATGAAAACAGAGCAGTATGTCAGATTGGAAAATTTAGGGAAAGGCGCCGTGGAAGAGATGTTTCAGGCAGAATTGGACCGGGCCGTGGCCAACATCAGCGACCCGAACACCAAGGCTGAAACGGCGCGGACAATCACCATAAAAATGAAGATCAAGCCGAACAAGGACCGCAGTTTGTGCGCGGTTGAAATCGGCTGCAATACGGCTCTCGCTCCCGTAAGGCCGTTTGAAACCAGCATCATGGTTGGCATGGACCGCGGCAAAGGAGTTGCCAGCGAGTATTCCCCCGGCAATCAGCTCGGATTGACGGTGGAAAATCAGGATGGAGAAGTAGTTGACGTGAAGACCGGCGTTGTCCTCAAGATGGCAAGAAAATAACAAAAATAATTTTCGTGCCCTGCCACGGAAACAAAACCAGAAAAGGAAAAAATCATGATTGATAAATCGTTTCTTGAAAAAGTCGTAGAGTTGGCCGGTGTTGAGATCGTCACCGTCGGAGAAAAGAAATATTCCACGAGAAACCTGGTACCAGTGCTTGAACCAGCTACCAAGACGTTAAATATCCACACTCTGAGTGGTCTTGTGTCGTGCTTGGAAGAGATTGACGTTGATTCAGCTCTTTGTGCTGTGCATGTCGAGGATTACAACTTTGTGCTCTTAATCTCCAACATTTACGGGCCTCACAGACAACGTGCAACGTATGCCGCAGCAGAGGCATATAAGCTCGACCATCGTTTCGGGCAGTATATGCAGGTGGAGGATTTCATTGTCTACCTGCTCTCCATGTTTGTTCAGGATGACACCACGGCGGACATTATGCGCATTGTTGGCAACATCACCCAGGGAGCGGAGGCGCAATTCGCTGACGACGGCATGACCCAGCGCATTACGGCAAAAGCTGGAGTGGCCAGGGTGGAAATGGTGGACCTGCCTAACCCGGTTATGCTTCGTCCGTTCCGGACTTTCTCTGATATCGAGCAGCCTTCCAGCGCATTCGTGCTCAGGATTAAAGCCGACAAGGAAAGCGGCCCGCGGTGCGCATTGTTTGAGGCGGATGGCGGGGCCTGGAAAAATAAGGCAATAGCGAATATCTCGTCATGGCTGCGCTATAAATTGCCTGTCGCGACAACGATTATCGCCTAAAAAAGACAAGGCCCCTCTTTGCGGGAGTGGCCTTGCACTGCAAAATCATAATCAATAAAAACATTACCAAAAAGGACACAGAATGCAAACAAAAATCGATTTACTGGCCGTCAAGCTTGAGGCCATCAAGGATGCGGAAAACCGGCTGAAGGCGCAGCGCATCGGCCTGGAAAATGATATTGCCGGGATGGTTGCCACCAAGCTTGAGGGCACGGACACAGTGGAGACTGGCCTGTATAAGATCAAGGTCACCAGCAAAATCAACAGGGAGATTGATGTCAAAGAGTGGGCCCTGATCAAGGGCGACATTCCTGACTATCTCTCCCCGGTGGTGATGAAGCCGTCACTGGTCATGAAGAAATACCGGGCCATTGAAGATGCCAACCCGTTGTTGTTCAACCTGATTTCCCGGGCGATTACATCAAAGCCCGCTAAAGCATCCGTGGAGGTGACGCGGATGGACGAGGAGGCGGCATAATGGGACTCGCAGATATCGTAAAAATGCAGGCGGACGTGACCGCGCCGCGCATCCTGCTGCACGGCATCCAGGGAGTCGGCAAGTCCACATTCGCGGCCGGGGCGCCGTCCCCAATTTTCCTGCCCACGGAAGACGGCCTGACCACAATCAATGTCGCGCAGTTCCCGCTGTCCACCAATGTTGACGAGGTGTTCGGCTACATAGAAATGTTGTGGACCGAAGAGCATCAATACAAGACGTTCGTGCTCGATACTGTTGATTGGCTGGAAAAACTGATATGGGACCAGGTGCGTGATGATCTCGGGGTCAAGGCGTTCGGAGACATCGACTACGGCAAGGGCTATGTGCTGGCCCTTGATTACTGGGACAAGCTCATTAGGGGCCTGAACCGGCTGCGCGAACAGTGCGGCATGGCCATCATCCTGCTGGCCCACAATGAGATAAAGACCTACAGGCCACCGGACGTTGAGCCTTATGATCGCTACCAGATCAAGCTGCATAAGAGCGCGGCGGCCAAACTGGAAGAATGGGCCGATGCTGTGCTGTTTGCCAACTTCCGGGTGCTGGTGGACAAAAAGACGAAAAAGGCAACCGGTATGCGGGGAGACCAGGCCCGCATCATCCACACAGCGGACAACCCGGCATGGCGGGCCAAGACCCGTTACAAGATTCCTGACGAGCTGCCGCTTGATATCGCGGTGCTGATGGAAGCAATCGCCAAAAGCAAATAATGTTCAACATCTGTAAACATCTATCAACAAGGAGATACACGAAATGGCTGATTTAACAGGACTTGACTTCAACCCGGACGACATAGAGATCAAGGACCGCGGCACGCTGTTGCCGCCCGGCGGATATGAGATGTGCATCACAAAGTCAGACGTAACAGACAACAAAAAAGCTGATGGCAAGATCCTTGAGTTGCATTGGACCGTTCTGTCCGGTGACCATGTCAATGACATTACCAAGGACTTTATCAATCTGACCAACCCCAGCGAAATGTGCCAGCGCATTGGCCAGGAGACACTGGCCCGCATCTGCAAGGCGGTTGGCCATACCGGTAAATTGACCAACAGCAACATGCTGCACGGGATTCCATGCTGGAACAAAGTCGTCCAGGAGGACAGCAAGACGCTCAAAGACGATGGCACTCCGTTCAAAAACAATCGGATCAAGGATTACCAGCCGATCAGCGCCAAGCCTGCAGGCGGGACATCATCATCAGCCACGACTGGGTCTACTGCCGGCAATGCAGCTCCGGCAACAAAGGCAAAGAGCGCCTGGTAAAATGGCTGACCTCAGCTTTTTATATCAGGCAACCAGCAGTATCAGCGCGGTTGATGCCGATTACGAGGCGCGGAATGTCCCGAGGCTGCATCTCGGGATTTCCTCCATCGGGGCAAAATGTCCGCGTGAACTGTGGTATCGCCATAATGGCGAGGTTGGCCGGCAGCCTGAAGGGCGCGTGTTGCGCCTCTTCAAACTTGGAAATGTGCTGGAGGACCAGGTCATTATTGATCTGCGTTCCGCTGGGTTTTATGTCCACAGCCAGCAGAAGGCCGTGCAGTTCGAGCGCAACGGCCTGCTGCTGAAGGGGTCATGTGACGGAATCATTGAGGGTCTGCTCGAATCCAGCAAGCCGCATCTGCTGGAGATCAAGACAGCCTCGAACAAGCGGTTTACCGAACTGCTCAAGGTCGGCTACGAGAAGTGGGACCAGAAATACAAGTCACAGGTACACGTTTACGCATACGGGCTCAAGCTGGACCGCATCTATGCCGTGGTCTACAACAAGGACACTTCTGAGCTGTATGCGGAGCGGATCAGGCTGGATAAGCAATTTGCCAAGGACATGATCCACCGGGCATTTGATGTGATGGAGGCACGTATTGCCCCGCCGCGCAAATGCCCGAACCAAACATGGTATGAGGCCAAGTGGTGTTCGTTCTGCGAGATATGTTTCGCGGAGCAACCGCAGCCGACTGTTGCGAAAAACAAAATCTTATCGGCCTGGTAATGGCCAAGGAGAATATTATGATCATGATTCTTGTTGCGCTCATATGCGGAGCTATCTCGGCAACTCTGGTGTTGTATCATACCGATGACTTTGAAGGGGCTCATTTTATCGGACTTTTTCTTGCGTCATTAGTAGCCATTTCTTGCGTAGCTTATGCTTTTGCTGGTTGGAGCTGGCTGGCAGCAGGATATAAAGCAGAAATTATCAATCGTGAATACAAGACAAATTATACAAGGGAAGAAATCTTTTATGCCAACGATATCATAGACACGATCCGTGAAATTCAGCGGAAGCGCATTGAAGTCAACGGCAACATATTGCGTGAAGAAAAATAAACCATCTCTGCCAGCTCGCAAGCACAGATCAGGACGGCGACATCGTGTGTGGCGTGGTGCCGATACCGTGCCTGATGTGGGATTGCGAGCGGTGGCGATACCAGAAGGAGAAGGAAATAGGTAGCCATGAAATTAAAGGACAAGAAGTTGAAAAAGATGATTGATGTCTGCGACAAGGACTGCCCGAATCGTCCGTGTTATTGGCCAAGAGCGGACCCAGGCGTATTTAACCAGGGGCAAGGGTATAAGTTCCGCTCCAATAATTGGCTTTGCGGGACTCGTGAATCAAAAGGATGTCCGGATCAGTTGTGCTAACGCCGGGTGATTTATCCAAGGAGAGCAGATATGGAATTATTGCAACAATTAGAGGCATGGCAGAAACAGGCAGAATCTGCGGCACCTGACTCTTCTGCCGATCTTGATGTAGCCAAAAGGCTCATTCTGCACGGAATAGAGGCGCTGGCCGAAATCTCACGATTGCACGAGTGCTTGAAGCAGGCAAACGAGATAATTAAACCTCTCTGTTTAGTTTTGAACCAGCCCCTACCCAAAGGAGAATGAGAATGACAATACCTGAATATGATCAATGTGATTGTGGCATACGTGGTCCGCATGCGAAATGCGACAATCGCTGGGTCAGAATCCGTGAATTAGAGCTTGCGTTAGAGAAGTTAATAAGAATAGCGGATAAGTGCGATGGATGGGAAAGCTTCCCCTCAAAGGCATTAGATGATGCACGGGATGTTCTTTACACCACCTCGCACACTTTACCAAAAGGGAAATGAGCACAGGATCATCGCATGGAACCATTCGCCCTCAGACCATACCAGATTATCGCGCTCGAAGTAATGCATGGCGCATTGCAGGCGCAGGATATCCTGCTATTGCAGGCCGCTACCGGCGCAGGGAAGACCATCATCATCACAAGGATGATCAACCGGTATTTTCACGATCACCAGGGCCGCCGGTTCCTCATCCTGATGCACAAGCGCGAGCTGGTCGAACAATTCATGTCGGCGTTCATCCGGTTCACCAATGTGCCGCCATCAGAAGTCGGCATTGTCTGCTCTGGGATGAATCGCCGGCAGCTTGACCGGCGCGTCACCATCGGCACCATCCAGACATTCGTCAACTGCCTGGATGAGTTCCCAGGGGCTGACCTGGTGGTGGTCGATGAAACGCACCGGGTAGGGCATGCCAGCGAAAGCCAGTACCAGCAGATTCTGGACCGGCTGCGGGAGTATAAGCCGGACCACAAGGTAATTGGGGTCACGGCTACAGCCTACCGGCTGGGACACGGCATGATTTACGGCGACCGCTGCAAGCCTGGCCGGGTGAACTTCTTCCCGGATCTCACGCACAGGATTACCTACCAGGAACTGCGAGACAGCGGATACCTGATGCCGCTGGTAGGGAAAATCGCGGCGCCTGAAACACTGACCGCTGATCTGCTCAATGTGGACGTGAGCGGGGATTACAACCTGACGCAGCTCGGTGGCGTCATGGGCCGGCCGGTATACATCAAGGCAGCTGTTGAGGCATACCGGCAGTATGGCATGCACCATCAGCATGTCTGCGTGTTCGCCTGCACCATAGAGCACTGCGAGGCGTTGGTGGCTGAGTTCCGGGCGGACGGGTTTTCCGCTGTGCCGATTCACTCCAAGCTTTCATCCGTGGAGCGGACGGCCAACCTGGCCGGCTGGCGCGCCGGAAAATATTCCATCGCAGTGTCCGTTAATATTTTGATCGAGGGTTTCGATTTCAAGGCGCTGTCCTGCCTGATATTTTGCCGGCCGACGAAGAGCCCCACCGTTTTCATCCAGGCCATTGGCCGCATTCTCAGGATGGAGGCGGGCAAATCAGAGGCGCTGTTGATAGATCTGACCAACAATGCCGCCTCGTTCGGGTTTGACCTGGACAATCCGCGGTTCACCATCCCGTCCGGCAAGGATGGAGCCGGAGAGGCCCCGACCAAGGTGTGCGGCAACGAGCAGTGTCTGCTGCCGGTGCATGCCGCATTGCGCGTTTGCCCGCACTGCGGCTTTGAATTTCCGCTGGAGACCATTCCAGGCTGTGACGCCGTGGGCGAGATGAAGCATGTCGAGTTCAATGTTCCTGATCCGCCGGAATGGTACGAGGTCGAGAGCATGGAGATCGGCGAGTTCTGCAGCAAAAAAAGCGGGAAGATGATGGGCCGGATTGTGTTCGAGTACGGCGGGCTCTATCGCAAGAAGATCGTCAGCCAGTTTTTTTGTCTGCCTGATCAGTACAGTGGCTATGCCGTGGAGAGGTCGATGCTGACGTGGAGAAAATTTTGCGACGAGCCGTTTCCGCAGACGGTTGACGAGTTCACGTTTCTGCGCGATTTCATCCGGCAGCCGGTTGGCATTCTGCTGGACGAAAACGGCAAGTATGCAGAGATCAAGGATTTTGATTTTACCGGAGAGAAGATGGATGCGATCAGGATAGAGGATGTGCCGACGACGTGCCAGTATGGGGCTGCATTTGATGGGATTCCCATAAGCGATGAGGTGCCGTTTTGAAGGTGCTCGATATTTTCAGCGGCATTGGCGGTTTCTCTCTCGGGCTGACACGGGCCGGAATGAGAACCGTAGCTTTTTGCGAGATCGAAGAATATCCACGGTCTATATTGCGCAAGCACTGGCCTACAGTGCCAATTTTTGAGGATGTGAGGAACCTACATGCGGAAGATTTGCCCGAGGCAGTTGACCTTATTTGCGGGGAGGATACCCGTGCCAGCCGTTCAGTCTTGCCGGGCAGCGGAAAGGCAAGGACGATGACCGCCTCCAGGGTGGCTCGATTAAGGGCTCTTGGAAACGCCGTTGTCCCGCAGATACCGGAGCTGATCGGAAAAATTATCATGGAGATCGAGAAAAGTGAACTGCATAAAGTGCCAGCGCATAACCGCATACGGTCCGCAGCCATTTTGCGGACACTACAACAAGATCATCCCAGGCGCCGGTGAATTCGCGGCCAGGTGCAAGGCATACTGGCCGTTCCCGGAGCTGCGCGACGAACAAATTGAAAATCTACAGGCATTATGGAAGGAGCCGAAAAATAATGGATAATTTCGTTTATTCCGACGACCAGCAAGCGGCGATTGAAAAAATTATCGCTACCAAGGCAAAGGCCGTGGTGCTGAAGGGGCACGCCGGCACCGGCAAGACAGCGGTCATGAAGCAGCTGCTAAACCATTTTGACGATATTGTGCTGACCGCGCCCACCCATAAGGCAGCCAGCGTGCTGGCCAAGGAGACCGGCCACGGTGCCAACACCATCCACAGTGCTCTCGGGCTGGTGTTGTCCAGAAACAAGGACACGCTCGAAATGGAGTTGGTCCAGAAAGAGCACCTGCTGCGGGTTTTCTCCCGTGACGTGCTGGTGGTGGATGAGGCGTCCATGGTTGACGACAAGCTCTATAACCTGATTGCGAGGACAGAGTGCGCCAAAATTATCTTTATCGGCGATCCTGGCCAGCTGCCACCGGTGAAAAGCTACGACTCGCCGGTATTCAGGGCCGGCCTTGAGACATACGAGTTGACCACCAACCATCGCCAGGGCAGCGGCAACCCGATTCTCGATGTGGCCAATGATATCAGGATGGGGACCATAGATTTCAAACGATGGGCCACGCTGCCGAACATCCATGTTGTCAAAAGCGGCGGGGCCGACACCTTGAAAGAATTTTTCATCGAGGCCGGCAACCGGGCCGCCATCGCCTACACCAATGATGCGGTCAACGCAGCCAACAATTTGGCCCGTTCTGCAATCTATGGGCCTGGCCGCAAGGTGTTTGAGCAGGATGACATTATTTTCCTGCGGACACCGGTAGAGCCGCCGCACGGGCCGAAAAATAACGAGGTTGTCAGGATCACTTCGGACCCGGAAGCTTTCGAGTTTCTCGGGTATAGCTCCTGGTGTTTCCAGATCAACGACCAATACCAGATCAATGTCCCGGCTGACGGTGACGTAGAGGCAGCCATCAACAAGGCCAAGGCCAAGCTCAAGAAGAAATTCTACGACGGCGGAGACAAGAAGGCGCGAGGAGAATTCGTGCTGCTGGACGAATCATTTACCTGCGTCTCCTACGGCTACGCATTCACCACCCACAAGAGCCAAGGCTCCACCTTCGACCATATCATTATCTCCATCAGCGACATGGAGCGGATGCCTGAGCCGCGGGAAATCAAAAACCGGCTCCTCTATACCGCAGTCACCCGGGCGCGCGAAAGCGTGACCTTCATCGTGTGACCGGCCCGCCCCCCCATGGAAAACCTCATATCGCAGTTGCAAACCTTCGGTCTTGATGTTTCATCGCCGGTCCTGGACAACACCATCCACCGCGTGCCGTTCCGTGGCTCGAAAGACGTGCGCGGCTGGTATACCGGGGCGGTACTCAATAATAAAATTTACTGCACCTATGGCTCATGGGATGCTCCGGAGAGCCACAAGTACACGACCAACGGCATCGACACCACGGAAGCCAACCGGACATGGGCCATGCTGGCCGAGGTCCACCGGCAGCACAAGGCAGAAGCGCAGCGCAAGGCGGCCAAAAAAGCGGTCAGAATTCTTGCCGCCGCACCGGATTGCCCGGCAGATCACCCATACCTGATCAAGAAGGGTGTCAAGCCGGTGAAAGGCCTGAAGCTCGAAGAGAAGACCGGGGCGATCCTGGTTCCGATGTACGACGCCGACTACGAAATCACCAGCCTGCAGCGCATTTTCCCGGACGGAGAAAAGAAGATGCTGTATGACGGCCGCAAAAAGAAATCGTGCTTCGTCATTAACGGTACGCTTCCCCCGTGCATCTGCGAGGGGCTGGCCACCGGCATCAGCATCAACGAGGCGACCGGGCGCAAGGTGCTGGTGGCCTTCGATGTCGGCAACCTGGAGAACGTGGCCAGGATAGCCGTAGAGAAACATCCTGATCTGATCATATGCGCGGATAATGATCACGCCAAGGAGCGCAATGCCGGGCTCACCCGGGGGAAAGAGATTGCCGCGGAACTCGGAGTTGGCTTGCGGTACCCGGAAGGCATTGCCGGCAGCGACTTCAACGATCTTCACCAGGAGAAAGGCGCGGAGGCGGTAGCGGAAGCGGTCAACAAGGTGGTGCTCAATCTCTATCAGCCCAAGGCGCTATCTGATCCGGCGCCGCCTGAGATTTTTGCCCCGCCAGGCATACTGCAGGACATAGCGGACTATTACAATGCTACCGCCAAGCACCCGCAGCCGCTGTTTGCCGTGACAACGGCGCTGGCCGTGGCTTCCGTGGTGCTGGGCCGTAATTATTGCACCACCGGAGAGAATTACTCCAGCCTCTATTTTCTGTGCGTGGCGAAATCAGCCACCGGTAAGGAACACATCGTCAAGTGCTCTGAAAAAATTCTTGAGTCTGCCGGCCTGGAGTACCTGATCGGTCCCAGGGGGTACACGTCGGAATCAGGGGTAATCGCCGCGCTCATGGATCACCCTCGGCATCTGTGCGTCATTGATGAGTTCGGACGCAAGCTTGAGGAAATGAAAAAGTCTGACAACTCCAACACGGCAACGGCCATGACTCAGCTGATGGAGTTGTTCGGCAGGTTGGAAGGCAGCGCCAAGTCCCGAAGCTTTTCCATTACCTCCAGCGCGGCGGCCAAACTGAAGGATGTGGTCATCAAGCGGCCGGCCATAACCATGGTTGGTATTTCCACGCCGCGCTCGCTCATCGACAATATCACCACCCGCATGTTCCAGGACGGCATGATAAATCGATTCATCCCGGTTATCAGTGACGAGCCGCGCGTCGTGACTGAGATTCCGGAGCGGCAGGAAGTCCCGGAAAACATTAAAGCATGGTGTAATGATTACGGAGCAAGTGTTGATATTTCCGTTGAATTCATCAATCCTCCATTTATCCTACAGACAGACACGGCAACGGCGGCATACCCGGAATACATCGTGCAGTTTTCCGAGGCATCCAAGCAGTTGATCAGAGAGTACAAGGTGGTCTGCAAGGACCGCATGGAAGCCATGCCGGAGGAGATGGACGAAGCACCAGGGCGTCTGGTGGAGATTGCCATCCGCATTTCCATGATCTGCGCCCTGGCCAGGCGAGACAATGAGATTTCAGCCAGCGATATCAACTGGTCCATCAAGTTCGTGGACTGGCACTACCACAGGTTTATGACGCTGACCAAGCGCAACCTGGCCGGTAGCGATTACGAGAGCAACAAGCTTGAGATCCTGCGGGCGCTCAGGAGCCTGGTTGATCCGGCCAGGCCTGGCATTACCATCAGGGATGCCATGCGCACCAAGCCGTTTTCCAAGTTCAAAAAGATCGACCTGGAAGAGATACTCAACTCGCTGATCAATGCGGGTCTGATCTCGCATGTGGATACTCAGAATGGGAAAGGCAGACCAAGAATGGCCTATGTTGCCGTGGAGAGTTAATTATGGAGACTTATGGCGACTTATGACACGATTTATGACAAGCCGTTTTGTAATGATTTCAATGGTTTAGGATTTATGGCATTTATGGCAAGAAAGCAGAGTGTAAAAAATATACTCTCTCTTTATATATAGCGCCATAAGGGAACAGGATTGAGTATTTCAGGGTGGGTGGGTGCCTAACACGTCAAATGTAGCAAAAAAGTGGCTTAACTATATGAAATTATTAAGTTTATTTATGACATAAGTAAAATGTCATAAGTGAATAATAATTACTGAACTGCTCAATATGTACTTAATATAACAAGATTAAAGTGGAAAATACACATATGGTAAAGAATAAAAAAGCTTTGTCATATGTGCAAATAGGAGAATTTTAAAAAATGTCCAGCAAAAGCATCCGACAGGCTATCGCTATTCTCGCCTCAACTCATGGGGCGCTCAAGACCATTAGCGAGCAGTGCGCAGTAGGGCCAGAAATCGCGCAGGAGATTAAAACGGCGCTCGGGCTGGCACACCATGCCATTTGCCATTACCCGTGCTCTCAGGGCAAGGACGATGCCCTGCTGCTGGCAAAGGATGGCCAATGGACTGTGGAGAGAATGCTGAACTGGAAAAAAGAAATTGAGAAGGTGCCTAAAGAGTGGGAATATTTCGTGCTGGTCAGCGTCGCCTACCAGGCAATCGCCGATCTGGTTGGAAAACTCAAAGACCGGCGCAAGATCGCACTCGTTGAGCCGCTGCTCGGTCCCATTGGCCGGATATCAGATTTTTCCGACCCGGCTGGAATAAACTACGATGCGTTCGAGTGCGCGGATGCAACCATGAGGAAACTGTATGAGCAAATCGAATTCAGAGCGTGATCCAAACGGCATCTGCCAACACGATCCTGGAGCGAAGCTGGATGATGGAAAAATTCAGGCCGATCTCCTGGAAGACTTCTCCCTCGCCCTGGCCGCCGTTGCCGAAGTATGCACCTACGGCGCGAAGAAGTATTCCAGGGGTGGATGGCAGCATGTGCCGGAAGGAATCAACCGCTACAATGCGGCCGCCTGGAGGCACAGGCTCAATCGCAGGCATGAGGAGGTGGACAAAGAATCAGGCCTCATGCATGACGCGCATGAGGCCTGGAATGTGTTGGCAAGGTTGGAACTTATTCTGCGGGAGAAGCGGAGGCCTTTGCAGGCCGGCCCGGACCAGGAAGAGATTTGATGAAGTCAACAGAGGAAGGCGGGAATCTCCACCCGGCTGGATATTTCTCAGCGCATATCAAAAAAAAATATAGCTATATCGTTTTTGTCTCAGTATTCCTTTAGCATATGAGCAAAAAAATGGCTGACAACAATGACATGCAGGACAAAAAACAGAAACTCGATGAGTATTTATCTGGTGTTTTTGAGCGTTGCTCGCTCAGTAATCACACCGGCAATGTCAAGCTGGATATGGCGTTTTTTCATGGTAAATTCCAGGCTGCGAAAGCCACTTGGGACGAAAATGTGGTGAAGTGATGGCCGGAAAACGCAAGCTTACAAGAAAACAAGAGTTATTCGTCAAGGAATATTTGATCGATTTGAACGCCACACAGGCGGCGATTCGGGCCGGCTATTCCGTCAAAACTGCTCTGGCCATTGGCAGCGAGAACCTCTCGAAACCTGATATTGCCGCTGCAATCCAGGCCGCAATGGACTTAAGGTCGCTCAGGACCGAGATCACAGCGGACAGAGTGCTGAAAGAGATACAAAAGATCGCTTTTTCCGATATCAGAAATGTTTTCGACAAGGACGGTCGCTTGCTGCCGGTTGGCATGATGCCGCCGGAGGTTACCGCGTCCATATCTTCGATCAAAATCAGTACGAAGTCGTTGCCTGGCGGTGATGCGGTCGATGTCGAGCACATAGCAGAGTTGAAATTTTGGGACAAAAATTCTAGCCTGGAAAAGCTTGGCAAACATTTGAAGTTATTCAATGAAGTTGGAAGTAAGGAAAATCCGTTGACGGTCAATTCCACGCTCACCGATGAGCAGTTAATTGCCATAGCCACAGGGAGAGCATGAGCGCACCGGCCCCAGCACTGACAAGAGAGCAAGCAGCGTCGATCCTACTGGAGCGCAGAAAGGCCAGGAAGGATCTTGTCACGTTTGCCTCACGTGTCCCAGTGCCTGGATGTCCGGCAAGCGAAATAGACGACGACGCAAAGATACCGCTCATTGAAACTGAGCAGGCCGCTCACCACGTATTGATCCTGCGGGCTATGCAGAAGTGCATGGAGACACCGCACGGGCGCCTGATGATATTCGCCCCGCCAGGGAGTGCGAAAAGTACCTATGCCACCGTTGTCGCTCCATCGTGGAAGCTCGGGATAGAGGAAAAGTACAAGATCATCCTAGCCACATACGGCGACGACTTGGCCAGAAAGCACGGAAGACGCACAAGGCAGCTGCTCAAAGAGCCGGAGACAATCGGCATTCTGCAGACCGAGCTTTCCAAGGATTCCAGGGCTACCGATGAATTTGCGTTAACGAATGGCTCTGAGTACATCGCGTGCGGTATTCTCACCGGTGTGACAGGCAACAGGGCAAACGGGATCGTCATTGATGACCCCGTGAAAGGTCGCAAAGAGGCCGATTCTCCGGTCACGCAATCGAGCACTTTATCGGCTTATGAAGACGACCTGCTTACCAGGCTCATTCCTGGTGGGTGGGTGGTTATCATTCAAACCAGATGGAACGAAAACGATCTCAGCGGTAAAATACTCCCGGAGACATGGGCAGGCGAGTCAGGAGACATCCTGTGCAGAGACGGTAATATCTGGACAGTGTTGTGTCTGCAGGCTGAATGCCAAACGAAGACCGACCCGCTTGGCCGGGAAATCGGCGAGATGCTCTGGAAGGAATGGTTCGATGATCGGCATTGGATGCAATTCAGGCTGAACCGCCGGACATGGTCCAGCCTATACCAGCAAGTGCCGTCTCCAGATGACGGTATCCTGTTCCGCAAGGCGGATATGACCAATTATGAAGTGCCGCCGGACAGGATGACAATCATAGGAGCCGCCGATCTCGCAGTCACTCCGGACAGCGGAGACTGGAGCGAGCCTGGCATTTTGGGTCTGGATGATAACGGTTCCGGATTTTTGCTGGATTGGTGGCGCGGGCAGGTTGGCCCTGAAGTGTGGGTGGAAAAAATCATCGACATGATGGAGAAATGGCGGCCATTGTGCTGGTTGATGGAGACCGGGCAAATTCGCCGGGCAACGGAAGGAATGCTGCGCAGGAGAATGTCGGAAAGAAAAGTGAACTGCCGCATTGAATACCTGCCGGCCGTAAACGACAAGGCCACCAATGCTCAGGAGATCATCGCGTTGTCCGGATCTGGGAAATTGTTCTGGCCGGCATACGCAGCTTGGCGAGCAGAACTCCAGAGGCAAGCGCTTGTTTTCCCAGCTGGATCACCTGATGACGGGGTTGATACACTCGGGCTGCTTGGGCGTGGCATTTCCATCGTAGCATCGATTCGACAGGTTTTCCCAGTTGACGAAGAGCTTATCTCAACGCCGCAGATAGAAATTCCTGGCAACTGGAAGCGCCTTGTAGGATGCGGAAAGTTTATGGCTTGGGTCTGGATTGCATACGACGAAACAGCAAAAACTGTCTACATCTACGACGCTCTGAAAATGCGGGAATCATCCATACCTTTGCAGGCGGCTGCGGTTAACTCAAGAGGACAATGGATACCAGTTTCATGGCCGCGAGACGGATACCAGGCAAAAAATGCCAGACACGGAGAACAGCTCGCCCAGCAGTACAGACAGCTAGGTGTAAACATGCGGCCGGAACATGCGCATTTCCAAGAATCTCCAACGGCAGGAGAGCGGAAGGAGTCGATGTACTCCTACGAGGCAACAGTCCAGGAAGTTTTATCCATGATGCAAAGCGGAAGGGTGAAAGTATTTTCTCATCTGCATGACTGGTTCTCCGAATTCATGGCGTTTCACAGGAAGGATGGAAATATCATCAATGAGAATGACGAACTGATGGCCGCGACAATGAACGCCATCATGGATTTACGGCACGCAATCACAGAGCCACGCAAAAACCAAGGGATTGATCACAATGCAAAACGCGACTGGTTTATCGGCTGAGATCGTAAAGCGCAACGACAGCGGCATGTCTCTGGCAACGCTGGAGGATATGCTGTCTGATCTGCGCTACCAGCCGCCCTGGCGTGAAGAGGCCGATGTCTGCGACGATTACTACGATGCCCACCAGCTGAAAACGGATCGCCTGCAGAAGATGGAGGCGCTCGGCATCCCGCCGCTGGTCACCAACCTGATTGCCCCGGTCATCAACTCCCAGCTCGGCATGGAAGCCAAGTCGCGAACCGATTGGCGAGTAACCGAAGAGGACGAAGCCGACGAAGTACCGGAAGATGTGCTGCTCGCTCTCAATGCCAGGCTGAACAAGGTAGAACGTGAATCCCGTGCTGACCGCGCCATCTCGGATGCCTACGCAGCACAGCTGAAGTCCGGTGTCGGTTGGGCAGAGGTTTCCCGTAATTCGGATGTCATGGCCTATCCGTACCGGGTTGTCGACGTGGACCGCAACGAGATGTGGTGGGACTGGAGGGCGAAACAGCCGGACCTGTCCGACGCCCGCTACTTGATTCGCAAGCGCCGCTTTGATCAGGACGTGCTCACCGCCATGATGCCGGAGCATGCGGAGCTGATCAAGTGGGCAGTGACCGACCGTTTCAAGACATGGCAGTGGGAGACACTCGCGCAGCTCAACAACAGCACCGACCTCGCCTATGCCGCCCACCTGGAGCGCGTCACCAACCTGGATGAAAACGAGTGGCGCGACGCGGAACGCAAGCGGGCCACGGTCTTCGAAGTCTGGTACAGGCAGTGGAAGCGCGGGCCGGTCCTCTACCTTCCCAATGGGCGCATTGTCCCGTTTGACCGGCAGAATCCGCGCCATGTGGCCGCTGTTCGACAGGGCATGATTATCCCGCAGCATAAGGTTTTCTCTTCCCTGCGGGTGGCATTTTTCTTGGGCTGTCACAGGCTCTATGACCAGCCGACGCCGTACAAACACCAGCATTTCCCGTATGTGCCGTTCTTTGGCTACCGGGAGTCACGGACCGGCATCAGGTACGGCATGATCCGCAACATGATTTCCCCGCAGAATGTGGTGAACTCGGCTGACGCCAAGATGCATTGGTTGCTCAACGCCAAGCGGATTATTGCGGATTCCGACGCCATTGACATGCAGTACAACACCTGGAAGCAGGTGCAGGAACAGGTAGCGAGCCCGAATGCGGTTGTGCTGCTGGACCCGAATAAGCCGAATGCGCGATTCAAGGTCGAGACAGATTTTCAGCTAAGCGCCCAACAGTTCAGTCGCCGCCAGCAGGCCGCCGCAGATATCGAGGCCGCCGCCGGCGTCTACAAGGCCGCTCTCGGCAAAGAGGGTGCCGCCACATCAGGCGTCGGCATCGACAGCCTGATCGAGCAGTCGAACATCATGATGGCTGAGATCAACGACAATTACTCATTCTCCAGGCGCCAGGTAGGCGAGCTGGTTTTTTCGCTGGTATTCGAAGACATGATCGGCAAGGAGATGAAAATAGCCTTCAAGGAAAAGGGCAAGAAGCGGATTGTCCACTTGAACCGCAAAGCGGTCAACGAGCAAGGCCAAGAGGTTGTCGAAAACGATATCTCAGCGATCAGGACCAAAGTGGCGCTGTCCGACGTGCCGTCCACAGCCTCATTCAAGTCGCAGCAGCTGCGGATTGTCTCCGAGGTGGCCAAGTCGTTGCCGCCGCAGATGCAGGCGCTGCTGGTCCCGGCCATGGTCATGCTGACCGATATGCCTGATAAAGAGGACACGGCGGAAGCCATCCGCAAGCTGGCCGGGATCACCCCGAAGATGACCGACGAAGAGCAGGCCGCAGCCGATGAGGCCAAGGCCAAGGCACAGGAAGTCATCTCGGAGCTGGAGCGACGGACCGCAGAGGCCAATGTCAAGCTGCTGGAGAACAAGGTTGCGCAGCTCGAACAGCAAAACCGTAAGATCGGCGCGGAGCGTCTGGTGAAGATGGTTGAGGCCCTCTACAGCGCGATGCAGGCCGGGCAGATTGTGGCCACCGTGCCGCAAGTCGCTCCGATTGCCGACGAACTCTTGAAAGGAGCTGGATATGATGACCAGGACGGCGGGGATCTTCCGCAGATTGATAATGGTATGCAGGCTCAATCTGGAGATGTTCAGGCTGTTTCTGCGCTGCCGCAGCCGGAATCACCGGTAGAAGGCGCGCAGGCTGGGATTGAGACCATGGAAAATGATGGGGTTTTAAACAGTTCGTCCGGTCCTGACGTACAGGACTTGCAATAATAAACTCGCCCACATAGGGCGCTTCGCCTGCTCGGCGCGAAGAGCAAAGGGGAAAGCGGTATGGATAACATGGATAACATGGAAGTGTTGGCAGATGCGACAATCGAACAGATTGAGGAAATGGCTCTCAAGGCAGAGGCCGGAGCACAGCAGGCCGATAAAACGGCAGCTGACGCCGGTGCTGCCGATGCAGCCGCCGAAGAAAAACAGCAGGCCGTAGATGATGGCGCAGCGGCCGGCGCCGAAGGCGGTGATGGAGCAAAAGCAGGCGATGAGGATGCCGAAGCCGTAGCGATGAAAAGCGGCAAAGGCACGATTCCGTATGCCGTCCTCAAGGAAACCCGCGAAGAGCTGGCCAGAGTAAAGCAAGAGCTGGCACAGTCCAAGAAAGGTACTGTCGATACTGCCGCAGCCGTAACATTGCCGGAAAACCATGCCATACAGGTTGCCGACGTAACCAACGGCCTGCAGGAGCTGGGAGCGAAGTTCGAGGCTGGCGATATTGACTGGGAAGAGTACCAGAGCCAGCTGAATGAGCTGAACACCAGGAAAGAGGCCCTGATCCGCGAAGAGATCAAAGTGCAGGTCTCGCAGCAGATGGTTACCGAGACAGCGTTCTCCTCATGGAAAGACACGGTCAAAGGATTTTTGGCCAACCAGCATGACGGTTTTGACTACCGGGCCGACCCGCAGCTCTTCAATGAGTTGGACACGATGGTCAAGGCGCTCGGCAGCGACCCGGCCAACAACGGCAAGGAACATCAGTGGTTTCTGGACACCGCCCATGCCGTGGTGATGGTCAAGCACGGCGGGGCGAAACAGCAGCCAAGCAAAGCGGCTGATGTCGAGACAGTACAGCAGCAGCAGGGCGCACCGTTCCACACCCTGTCAGACCTTCCCGGTGGAGAAGCCCCCAACAAGGAAGGCATCGAGCAGGTAGCGCAGTTGTCCGGAGAGGCACTGACCAACAGGTTCCTCAATGACCCAAGCCAAATTGATAAGGTTCTGAACTCACTGGCGATGTAAAAGAAGTACAGAAGTACCCGCAGTAAACACATAACGGATTGCTACAGAATCCCCGAGAATCGGGGACTATTTTGAGCCCGGTTTTGTTTCAACAACTCAGCGATGAAGTTGTTGCACAAGACCGGGCTTTTTTTTTGCTCAAAAGGAGACAAAAATGGCTGAAACCAGTATTCCCGCCGGATCGGCGTTGGCAAGGAAAGTATACGGCGCGGCGCTGTTCGCCAAAGTGGTGAACGCACCGACCTTCATGAAAAAATTAACCGGCGCGGCCCCGAAGCAGTCTGATGCCGAAGCCAAACTGAAAGGCCAGACCGTCCCGGACATGCCCATTGTCCGCGTCACCGACCTGGCTAAGTCCGCCGGCGACACCGTCAGCGTGGACTGTTTCGATACCGTCAGCGGCAAGCCGATCATGGGCGATGCCAATGCTGAGGGCAAAGGCGTTGCGCTGTCCAGCTCCAGCCAGGACATCAGTATCAACAACAGCACGTTCGGCGTTGATGCTGGCGGCAAGATGAGCCAGCAGCGCACTGTACATCAGTTGCGCGGTATCGCCATGTCCCAGCTGCTCGGGTATTTCCCGCGGCTGGACACGCAGCGGGCCATTGTCCACCTGGCCGGCGCGCGTGGCGTGCAGACCGGCAAGGACTGGGTGCTGCCGCTGTCCACCGATGCGGATTTTTCCAGCATCATGGTCAACACGGTCAAGGCCCCGACCTATAACCGCCATCTGGTCATCGACAGTACCAGCTTTGTTGAGGGCGGTCTGCAGCTCGGGTCCATCGATTCCACCGATGTGTGGACCCTGGCCCATGTCAACACGCTGTCCACCATCCTGTCGGACCACAACATGGCTCTCCAGCATGTCCGGCTCAACGATGACCCGGCCGCAGACGATGACCCCATTATCGGCGTGCTGTACCTCACCGAAAGGCAGTGGGCGCAGATCAAGACCAGCTCCGCATACCAGACCGCCATGCAGAATGCCTGGTCTCGCAAGAGCGCCGGCACCAAACACCCGCTGTTTTCCGGGGAAACCATCATGTGGGACGGCATCCTGGTTAAAAAGCTGCCGAAATTCGTGGTCAGGTTCCTGCCGTCCAGCAGCACGAATGTTGTGCTGGTTGCAGACCGGTACACCGCAACCGAGACAGCGCAGACCGTTAATGCCTCACTGACCTCCGGTTATGGCGTTGAGCGGGCGCTGCTGCTCGGTGCGCAGGCCCTTGGTTACGCCTTCGGCAAAAACCAGCAGAGCGGCACCGGCTTCAACTGGCTGGAGCGGCTCTACAACTTCGAGCGCAATCTTGAAGTAGCCGGCGAGTCCATGGGCGGCATGGCCAAGCTGCGGTTCAACTTTGACGACGGCGCCGGAAACAGCGAGCCGACCGACAACGGCGTGTTTGCCATCGACTCTGCCGTCAAGCTGTAATTTTTTTTGATTCCATCACCAAATAACCGGGTCGGCAACGGCCCGGATCTTCAATAAGGAGAAGACATGACTACTTATGCAATGACCAACAGGCTGGATTCTTTGTCCAGCAAGGCAAACAGAAGCGTATTCTACGGGATTGCAAGCGTTACGGCGCTTCTTGCCGCCGCTGACACGGTGCGCTGTTGCAAGATCCCCGGCGGAACCAAGGTTGACCGCGTTGTCATCAAAAACGGCGACCTGGATTCCGGCACCACCCTGACCGACATGATCGGCTACGAACACATCGACGGTTCCACCGGAGATGATGCTGACGCGTTTTGCGCGACCGGCGCCACCACCCGCCGGGCTGCGGCTACCACCACCTACGAGATTTTCCCGCCCGTGCTGGTTGCAAAAGATTCGTGGCTGACGCTCACTGCTGTGGATGCCGCAACCGGCCTGGCCGCCACGGTATCCGTGGAAGGGAAAGTGGAAGGCGAGTACGTCGGTATCAAATAAAGCTTGAAGCTCAATTTAAAACGATCACCCGGGTGTTTCGATAATCACCCGGGTGATTATCAGGAGGAAACAAAATGGCTTTAGTCGGTGTGCAGTATGTCGGCAAGAAGAAATCTCACCTTGATCACCTGTATGGCACAAATTTAACCTGGCTGCCTGGCCAGACACACCATATCCAGGAGCCCATCGCCCAGAAGATGGCCAAGCACACGGATGTCTACGCCATCACCTTACCTGTGGCGCACATCGTCCCCGCCGCCGCTGGCATTGAGCCGGAAGAGGTTGCTCCGACAGTTGTGGAAGCGGTTGAAGACGACACATTCGTGCTTGCCCAGCCGGAAGAGGTTGCGCCGCTGCCGTCCATCCCGCTGCCGCCCCTGGACAACATGACCCGTGACGAGCTGATGAGCTTCGCCCAACATCACTATGGAGTAAAGCTGCATCACTCCCTGAAAGAAGAGACGATGCGCCACAGGATCGTCAGCCTGATTAATGAGCGAGGCCGGTAACCATGGCAACCGATATCGCCGACATCGTGAAAAGGGTGCTGGTGAGTGCTCCGGGTTGCCCGCAGCCGGTAGCGGAGGAGTATCTTCTCCTGGCCGCCATCGAGTTCTGCCGCAGATCCAAGGTGTGGACCGCTGTAATGACGGCGGTTGACCTGGAGTCCACGGATTTCCCGTATGCCATTACGCCGGAAGCCGGTGCCAAGGTAAATAAGGTGCTGTCCGTGGTGGTCAACGGCGAATCACCAGGGCTTGACGCCATCAATATCAGGGATGCCGAGTTCACCGCTGATGACTGGCGCACGGAAACAGGCATCCCCCGCTATTTCATCGAAATGCCGAAAGGCACCATCACCACCATTGCCCTGCCGGACACGGCCATGTCGTTTGTGGCCACCGTGGCCTACGAGCCTGATGATGCCGCCACGGACCTTCCGGATGCCCTGGTGGATGACTGGCTGACGCCGATTATCTCAGGGGCCGTCTCCATGCTGTGCTCTATGCCTGGCAAACCATGGTCAAGCGGCGAAATGTTCAATTTGCACTCCAAAAAGTTTGACGCAGGCATCAACGACGCCAAGCGCGATCTGCACCTGCATCATGTGCTGCCGGCGCTGACCACATCGCCATCACCGATTTAAGGGAGGAACCATGGCTGCCACGATCAAGGTAATCGACATCATCCGCCGGGCGGAAAAGATCCTGAGCGACGATAGCGCCGTGCGCTGGAAGCGGCTGGAGCTGCAAGACTGGATCAACGATGCCTACCGAGAAATTGTAGACATCGACATCGAGGCCAATGCGCAGCTTGCCAGCGTATCCCTGGCCACGGGCGCCCACCAGGATCTGACCGATACCGGTTCCATCAACCTGCCTGCCGCCATGGCGGTGCTGGATGTCAAGCGCAACGTGGCCGCGACCTCCAACAAGCGGCCGGTCACCGTCGTTGATGGTGCGGTCATGGATCAGATGGTCCCGGACTGGCGGGCTGCAACGGCATCAATCAGCATTCGGCACTGGATGCCGGACGGCAGGGTGCAAACTGAATTTGATGTCTACCCGCCGGCCGCTACCGGCGCGCAGCTTGAAATCATGTATGCCAGCACCCCGGCCCAGCATGCGCTGACCGAATCTGCCCTTGACCCTGCCGGCGCTGATACCACGGTCATCAGCTTGGACGATTCCTATACCAGCGCCGTGCTGGACTATGTGCTCTACCGGGCGCTGATCCGTGAGTCTGATTCACCCACGGCAAGCAACCTGGCCGCCTTCCATTGGAATACTTTCCGGGCCTCCATGGGCATCATGGACAAGCCGATGAAATTGCCGCGCCCGTCCCAACCGCGCCAGCCGGAGGCAAAGGAATGATCAAGGGAGGGCCGTTCGCCGGCATCGCACCGAAATATGCCACGCACCTGCTGCCGGACAATGCCGCGAAGACGGCGAAAAACTGCGTCATGACATCCGGGGAGCTGCGCCCGCTGAAAGCTCCTTCATTCGCGTGGACCCCGACCAAAGTCGGTACGATCAAAACCATCTGGCGCTACAAGGAACTCTACTGGTTCCATTGGTTGGAAGACGTGAATGTCGTCGCCTCGCCGCTGGCCAATGACGCCTATGAGCGCGTCTACTGGACCGGCGAAGCACAGCCGCGCATGACCACCAATGCCATCGCCACCAGCGGCGGCGAGACAGATTACCCGAACAATTACTATGTCCTGGGGATTCCGGCCCCGGCAGCGGTTGCCACCATCACGCACGGCGACCCGAGCAACGCCAACAACATCCAGTCGCGGGCCTACATCTACACCTACGTGTCGGCCTACGGGGAAGAGGGTCCGCCGTCTCTGACTTCTGACCTGCATGATATCACCGATGGTGATTCCGTGACGGTTGGCCTGCCGAGTACCGGCCCAACCGGCTCCTACAACATCACCCACAAAAACATCTACCGGCTGAACAGCGGCATCTACCAGTTCGTGGCCACGGTCACGGTTGCCACCACCAGCTATGCCGACACCAAGCTGAATTCCGCCCTGGGCAGCGAGATCACTTCCACCGAATACGATCCTCCCCCGGCCGGATTGAAAGGCCTGCTGGCCATGGCCAATGGCAGCCTTGCCGGTTTCTCAGGCAACGAGCTGTGCATGTCGGTCCCGTATCTGCCTCACGCCTGGCCGGCCAGGTATCGCATTCCATTTGTCGGGGCCATCGTCTCTATCGGGGCGTTCGGCAACAGTATCCTGGTGACCACCACACATGACAAGCCTTGCGTGCTATCCGGGGATGACCCGGCCGCCATGTTCAAAGAGCAGTCGGAAGTCGGTCAGGGCTGCATGAGCAAGCGCGGCACCATCGATATGGGGAACTTTGTCGTGTACCCGGCGCCTACCGGCCTGATCGTCGTCGGCACCGGAGCCATGGACCTGATCACCAAGGACGTGGTTGACCCGCGTGACTGGGTTTCTTATGCGCAGCCGTCCACCTTCTTGGGGGCGAAATGGGGCGACAACTACCTCTACTTCAACACGGTAGGCGCCGTCAATGCCGGGTCAATCTTCAACACCAAGACAGGCGACCTATCAACCATGGACCTCTACGCCACGGCGGCCTACACCGACAACGGTACCGGCGACCTTTATCTCGTGGTCTCCGGCGATATCGTCAAGTTCGACGGCGGCGCGGCGCTTACCATGGAGTGGGAGTCAAAGGACTTCATCCTTGGCAAGGAGACGAATTTCGGACGGGCCAAGGTGCGGGCCGCTTCCTTCCCGCTGACGCTCGCCGTCTACGCGGACGGCGCGCTGAAACACACGCAGACCGTGGCGTCTAAAAACCACTTCTCGCTGCCGTCCGGGTTTCTGGCCGACACCTGGGCCTACAAAATCACAGCCGCTGTAGCGGTAAAGTCGGTTTCAATCGGGAATTCCATAGGGGAGCTCTAAAACATGGCTGTCGCCGTTCCTTCTCTTTCAAGCAAAGTTGACCCGGAAGTCAAGCGGGCCATATCCGCCATTGTCTCACAGCTCAACGGCGTGTTAAGCGGCTCCATCCCTGTCGGCCATGCCAACACGGCAGGCAGCACCACTGACACCGGTGACACTGCGTCAGTCATCCCATTTGCAGTCGCTGACCTGCTGGCCACTGGAGCGTTCAATTCCATTATTTTAACCTGGAATCATGGGCAAGATAGCGAGTTCATCGCCGGGTTTGAAATCTGGCGCTGCACGGTCAGCGACTTGGGGCTTGCCGTCAAGGTTGGGTGGACCACGGCCAAGCTCTATGCCGACACCCCGTCCAACACGTCGAGCGCAATCACCTATTATTATTGGGTACGCGCTGTGTCGGTTGACAATGTGTCAGGCCCTTTCACAGGACCAACTTCCGCCAGCACCGCGACCGATCCGACTTATGTGCTGGAAGTGCTGGCCGGGCAGATCTCAGAAAGCGAGCTTGCCACAGCTCTGAACACCAGGATTGACCTGGTTGACACCCCGGTTACCGGGCTGATTGACCAGATGACCGCAACCATTGCCAGCGTGTCGGCTGAAGTCATCAACCGGGCCAATGCTGATGATGCGCTGGACAATGCTCTTGCCCTGCTCAATGCTGCCCGTGGCGAGGAGTTTGATTGCGCGAAAATATGGAACTTTGAAGCAGACGCAGAATCGTGGGCAGGCCTTGGCACCCCAACCGTAACCGGTGGGTGGCTGCGTCCGGCTGATCACGACACAGATCCATACGTTTACTCGCCGGTCGGCGTCGGCCTGAGCAATACCACCTACACCATGGTGAAGGCCAGGGTACGCAAGGTTGGCGCGCCACCATGGCAAGGATACCTGTATTGGCGTAGCTCCGCCGATACTGATTGGTCATCGGCGCGGCGTGCAACAGTTGCAGAGCCTGAATTCGACGCCGATGGCATCACGACGGTGGTATGGCGCGATGTCCCATGGCTCGCAGCCATAGACCGCGTCAGGATTGACTGCTCAAGCGCACAGACAGCCACTGATTATTTCGAGATCGACTGGGTGGCAATCGGTCGCCCTTCTGCGGCAGACTATGCCGCTCTGATCTCCGCCGCCTCCACTGCCAGCGCGACGGCCACAGAGGCCGTGGCGACCGATCTCTCCTTGCTGGCCACAACGGTAGGCACCAACACATCGGCTATTTCCGAGGAAATAACCTCCAGAACCACGGCAGACGATGCCCTGGCCGAACAGATTTTTTTAATGGCGGCCGGCACCGGTGAGCAATTCGACTATGGCGAAATATGGTATTTTGACAGCGGAGTAGACGGCTTCACCGGCAACGGGACACCGACGGAATCAGGTGGGTGGCTGCGTCCTGCCGATCATGCGACAGATCCGTATGTAATATCGCCTGACGGCCTCATTGTCGATAGCGACCAGTACACGCAGGTCAAGGTCAGGATCATGAAGACCGGTTCCCCTGTCTGGCAGGGTACGATCTGGTGGCAGGCAACAGGCGATTCGACATGGGACGCAGCCAGGTCTGTGACCATTGCGGAGCCATCAACATATGACGCCAACGGTATTGCCGTAGCAACCGCTGACATGACATGGACCGGAGTCACCATTGAGCAAATCAGGATTGACCTGTCAAGCGACCAGTCGGCAACCGACTATTTCAAACTTGACTGGGTGGCTATCGGCAGGCCTGCCCCTGGCGCCTCTACCGCGATGGTTTACAACGAGGTCGAGGCGAGGACAACAGCCGTCAGCGCCTTGGCGCAGGACATCTCAGATCTGACGGCCGTGGTGAATGATGCGGAAACAGGGCTGCCTGGCGCATTTGCAGCCGTCTCCAGCGCAGAGACGGCGTTAGCCGGGGTTGATACTGCCTTGTCCGAATCGATCAGCACTGTCTCTGCTGCCGTGTCGGTGCATACGGACACGTTGGGAGTGATGACGATTGAGCGGCTGCTGTCAAAGACAGAGATGCTTTTCTCTGAATCGTTCGACGCCTACGGGGCAACCCCTGATCTTTCCTCACGCTGGACGGTCAACCTGGCCACTTCTACACTCTCCCTGGTAACAGGACTTTCCGGCGTTGGTTATGCTTTGCGGTCCCTGGATGATGTTGGGGGGCTTGGAATCTCCATCGACAAAACTATCACAGCCACACCGTGTGTAATTTTCACCTGCCGGTTCAAATATCAGAGCATCGGCGGGACATTATCGGCTTTTTACTCGGGTATCCCGCTCCTCTCCGGAGATCTTGGCACCACCTTCACCCTGGCTGTTACGGCTGGGGCGCTGAAGTACCGCGATTCAGTAGGTGCCGACATCACAATTGCATCGTGCGCTGTGAATGTGGTGCATGATCTGATGCTGCAGGTAAACTGCCTGGCCGGTGAGGCCACGGTGGTGATGGACGGCGATATCTACGGGCCGTATCCGCTGATGGTATCCTCCACAGTTCTCAACTTGGTGCGGATACGGTCTTACCTGTCGAACCAGGAAGACTACATTTTGGATGATGTGGCAATCTACGCAGGCAATATCTCCATTGCAGACCTGGTTGCCACGGCGCAGTCAACGGCGAATACGGCGGTAACCGCTTCTACCGCGGCCAATTTGGCCCTAAACGACATCGCCGACGAGGACATGCTTACCCCGGGAGAGAAGCCGCCGATTATTCAGCAACACGCTGTGTTCGTCGCCGAGCAATCCGGTATCGATGTGCAGGCAACAGCATTCGGGATCACTACTGAAAAAACAGCCTATGATAACGCCATGGCTGCTCTTGTGGCCTATCTGGCCACGCTGACCACTACTGTCTTATGGTCAGATACCAGCGGCAATACCACGATTGTCAGAGCAACATTCCTGGCCGCCTTCACCGCAGTTTACACTACACGGCAGGCCTTGCTTGATGCCATCAACGCCAAGGCCAAAGTACTGGCTGACGCGGCGCAGGCAACCGGGGACACTGCCCAGCTTACAGCAGACGGGAAGAACACCGTGTTCGTGCAGGTGGATGTCCCGACGGCAAACAAGGTCAATGACCAATGGATTGACCTTGGCTCTAACAATCTTGTCATGCACTCAGACGCCATTGATAACCCTTACTGGGTTATCCCTGCCGGGGCGACGATTGTGGCTGATGCCACGACGAATTATGCAGGAGAGATAACGGCAGACAAGTTGCAGGAGACAGTTATTGATGCATACCATTATGCATCCAATCCGGTATTTGCATACACCGCAGGAAAGTTCTATTTGCATTCAGTCGATGTGCAGGCAGCAGGCCGTAACTTTGTGCGTCTTGCCTTGGTATCAACTGCCTTTGGCACCATTCGCCGGGTAAGCTTCAACCTGACAACCGGTGTGGCAGGCAGTGTCACCAACAGCCCTGAATTCTACACCAGCAGAGATCTTGGTAACGGCTGGTGGCGAGTCTGTGTCGGCCATACTGCGTCTTCCACCGCCTCCACCCATGGTGCCCTGATCTACACTGAAATTACCATTGGTAACGCCAGTTATCTGGGTGACGGGGCAAGCGGCGTCCACCTGGCCAGGACTGTGGTGGCTGAACTGGATTCCTTAGCAGATGCCGAGGATCATTGGCAGGCCCAGTACATCCCTACCACGACAGCACCGGTTGACAATATAGGTTACAACCGGCTGCACCGGTGGACAGGAACGGCATGGGAATCAATTCAGGACACGGCAATCCTGCAGGCGCAGTTTGCCGCAGAGGCCGCGCAGGCGGCAGCCGATGCCGCCCAGGACGATGCTGACGCAGCCCATGCAGTTCTATTAGAGATCGCCAGCGATTCACTGCTGACCCCTGTGGAAAAGCCGCCTGTTATCCAGCGCCGCGATGTCCTGGTAGCCGAGCAATCCGGCATTGATGCCCAGGCTACTGCCTACGGGATCACCACGGAGAAAACAGCCTACGACAACGCTTTATCGGCATTGGTGGCATACCTTGCCACACTGACCACGCCTGTCTTATGGTCAGATACGACCGGCAACACCACGATTGTGCGGGATACCTTCCTGGCTGCATTCACCACGGTGGACGCGGCCAGGCAGGCCTTGCTGAATAAAATCTATGCTGCCGCCAAAGTGCTGGCCGACACGGCGCAGTCAGCAGCCGATGGAGCCCAGGGCACAGCGGACACGGCCATCATCAACGCCGCCACGGCGCAGACAACGGCTGAGGCCGCTGCAGATGCAGCAGGAGCGGCTGCATCAGCGATTACCCTGCTGGACGCCCAGGTCAATAACGCGACAACCGGCTTGCCTGTGACCAGGGCAACATTGCTGGCTGAACAGGTCACCAGGGCTGCCGACGATGGTGCGATTGCCTATGATCTCGGGATTGTGCAGACCACGGTAGGCGGACATACAGCCAGCATCGCCGAACAGGCGACCAGTATTGACGGGCTGAACCTGCAATACACGGTCAAACTGGATAATAACGGGTTTATGGCCGGATTCGGCGTGGCGTCATCAGCTGTAGACGGAGTACCGTTTTCCGAGTTCTACGCCATGGCGGACCGGTTTGCCATCATCAACCCGCCGGTGGCACCGAAGGTGATTACCAGCCTGACGCGCACCGATACAACGGCGACCGCTGTGTGTTCCGGACACGGGTTCCTGACTGGTGAAATGCGGTTGATCGCCGGGGCCGCCCAGGGCGAATACAACGGCGTGCAATCGGTAACGGTGCTGGACCCCAACACCTTCACCTACCCTGTGGCAATTACCGCGGCAACCCCGGCCACCGTGGCGGAAGGCTTGACCAATATCGTTGCCGGCGAATCACCGGCGAAGATCCCTTTTATCGTGCAGGGCGGCGTGGTCTACATGGACGTGGCCATGATTGCCGACGCCACCATCACCGATGCCAAGATAGCGGCACTGGCGGCGGACAAGATCACGACCGGCTATCTGGCGGCGGCAAGGATCGCGGCCGGGTCCATTGCGGCAACGCATATCGGCACCAACGAAATCATCGCTTATGCGGCCAACATCAAGAACGCCGTAATCACCGGGGCGAAGATTGCCCTTGCGACTATTGCCAATGCCAATATGGGCATCGCTTCAATTGGCGAGGCAAATATTATCAATGCCAATGTTTCGACGCTGAAAATTGCCGGGAATGCGGTCACAATTCCGGTGTCGGCTTATACTGTGGCGGAAATCACCATAATAGGAAGTAGTTTCCAGACAATTCAAACTGCTGCCATAACTACAGGCGTGTCTGGCACTCCAGTGCATATCAATGCTTCATTTTCGTCAGAGACCAGTTCTTTTGGTACGTGTTATTTTGAAATTAGCGTCTATCGAGACAGTACGTTGATATTTTCTGCGGTTATAAAGATAGCATACGACGAATTTACGGGCTATACGGGGCGCGATATACACGCATTTTCATTACAAGATACCCCATCTATATCAACTGCTACATATACATTGAAAGCTAAGTTAGTTGAACCATTTACATCAATAAACGCTATTTTATCATCACGTTCATTACTGCTACTTGCTTGCAAGAGGTAAATATAAAGATGAGATCCAATATCTACAACTCAACCACAGGGGAAATCATCAGGACTGTCTACTGCCCTGATGATCAAATAGAATCGCAGTGCGGAGCTGGTGAAGCATATATCGAGAGCGATATCGGCAATGATTCCACCAGTTATATCAACAATGGCGCAGTCACTGATAAGCCTGTGCAATTATCAATAATCGATAAGACATCCGCCGCAGTCGATGAAGCTGTGACGATCAGTCTGGTACCGGAACACGCCTTTGTGTCGGTCGAGTCATTGCAGCAAGAGGTGACCGGCGGCAGTTGTGAACTGAAGTTTGACACGCCTGGCGAGTACCAAATAACCGTGACCTGCTTCCCCTATCTGGACAAAACTTTCACAGTGGTGATTGCATGACAGTAAAAATTAAGGTCGTAGCAAGCGAGGCAAAAAAGGCCAAAGTTGTCATTGAGAAAAACCCGATAGAAAAGGTGTTGGGACGCATGACCATTGCCGAGGTTGCGGACCATATCGACAAAAACGTCAACGATATTGCCGCGATCAAGAGTTTACTTAAATGGCTGGTAATAGGTTTTTTATTGATGCGTCGGAAACCATGAGCATATTTGATTTTGTCTCAGTATCCATAAGACATTATTCAGGAGGATATCATTGCACCCCATGACTTTTGACGAAATCACCCGCAGGCTGGCGGAATACGACCGTGAAGCCGGGATGTTCATCGACCAGATCCTGCAGACAGCAGCCCTATGGGATGACCTGATTGACCGCGACAAGCCGGTAGCGGACGGCAGCATCAACAAGGCATTCGAGATCATGCTGATCAACCTGCCGCGCAACAAATTCTACACGGCGCACTTCAACGAGCTGAACCCCGTGCTGATTGTCTCCATCCAGAATTGGCACATGGCCAACCACATTGAGCGGGAAATGCGGCAGGAACTCTTCGGTATTTCTTTCATCATCCGTTCCACCTATGTGGACTTGATCACCTTGACGGCCTTCATTCTCGGAGGGCACACACTCGCGCAGGAGCTTGGCATGGCGGCACGTCTGTTTGTCCACGACGAAGGAATGCACGGCTATGTCCAGGACTTGGCACAAGAGAAACTAAACAGGGAGGGCGTTTGATATGGGATGCGGCGGCGGCAGCGACAGCGGCGACAACGAGGTCAAAGAAACCTCTTACGAGATCGAGCTTTCCAAGATCACCAATGAAGAGTGGAACCGGTTCAAGGGCACATACCAGCCATTGTTTGACAAGCTGTCCGAGGATATTTCCAGCATCGGCAAGGCGGAGAAGAATACCGTGGCCGGGTTGGTCAATGCCGGAGTTACCAAGACATACGGTGACGCAGAGCAGGCAGCGACCAAGAACATTGTTGCCCGCGGTCTGGACCCTTCCAGCGGCGCGATAACCATGGGCGATATCGGCAGAGAGAAATCAGAAGCTGTCTCGGCCGGCATGGTGAAAGGGCAGTCAAAGGTTGACGACCTGAAAGTTGCCGGGACGCAGAACCTGGTCAACATGGCGCGTGGCGATGCCGGGGAAGCCATGCAAGGCATCAGCAGTCTGGCAGGTGACCAAGTCCAGGACGCCAATCAGAAGGCCATCGCCAACCAGCAGGCCCGCAACGATAACATTGAAACAGCGTCATCTGTGGCCGGCATGGGCATTGCCTACGGGGCCGATAACGATTGGTTCAAAAAACCAGCAACAGGCAAGAGCGGGGTATGGGTATAAACCATGGGACAGGCAGCGGACAGATATGCGGCAATCAGCAGGGACCAGTGGGAGAATTACAAACAGTTCGGGTACCCGCTGGAAAATAGCTTGATCGACATGATCGGCAACCAGACTCTGCTGAATGAGAATCTCGCCGCCGCTTCCGGTTTGGCGCAGACATCCGGCAGCGTCGCGGCATCAGAAGCAAAACGCGGCTTGCAGGCATACGGAATCAACCAGACGCAGGCGCAGACAACGACCAACACCAGGCTGAACAATTTGCAGACCACGGCGAATATGGCCAGCGCCAGGGATACCGTGCGCAGCGACACCCTGGACCGAGACCGGCAGATTCTTATCGGCGGCGCACCGAATGACGGACTGACGGACATTTAAGGAGACATGACATGGGCGGATTGATCGGCACCGGAAACAGTATGAAGTCTGATGCGCTGGCCGGTATGCGGCGTATCAGCGACCTTGAGCAATCCCGAGAAAACACGGAAGAGGCGCTTGACCAGCAGGACGCGGCTGACAGAAAAAGCAATCAGATGACCATGACATCAATGGGAGCCATGGCGGGCGCCATGTACGGGGCAAAAGCTGGATCTGTAGGCGGACCTTGGGGCGCGGTGATTGGCGGCGCCATCGGTTTCCTCGCAGGCAGCATTTTTTAAGGAGAAGATCATGGCAGATATGGCAGGCGCTTTGATGCGCGGATACAGCTTCGTTAACAACATCCAGCAGCAAAAAAAGAACAACGAGCGGCTGGACTACTTGCAGGCGCGGCAGGGGATTCTTGATCAGCGCGCTGACGAGGAGTACGAAAAAAAGAAATCAGAGGATGAAGGATTCCGCAGCAAGATTGTAGACTGGATAAAATCCAAGGCTGCGGCGGGAGATCCGGCATGGAAACAGGTGGCTGACAATCCAGCGGCGACCGAAAAAATGGGCACGTTGGCTGAAGATCCGTTGTCTGCCGCCAAAGCGGTCAACCAGTGGTACCAAGTCAAAGACCACCTGGACAGCGGCAAGTTGCCGAACAGCCAGCTTACTCTTGATTTTCTCAATAATCCGAATGTGGCCGGCCGCGATCTGTCGCGCCGCTTCGCCGCCAATAAGCTGGAAGGCGCGCTTTCCGCCGTTTATCCTTCCCCTGACCGGAAGGGCCTCTTCTTCGAGGCTACGCTGACCGGGCCGGACGGCAAACAGTATGTGGCGCCATTGACCAAAGGCCGCACGAGGGCCGGTGTCCCCGGCAGCGAGAAAGATGAAGTAGAGTCGTATCCCATAGGCAAGCTGCTTGATTTCGGGCAGGGGGCGTTTGAGGGGAACATGGGGGCGCTGGTCGCAATTGCCGAAAATGGCGGGGTGAAAGGAGCCGAGTTCGTCGCTAAATTTCTCATGGAAAAAGACAATGCCCGCCGGGAGATGCTGATTAAGGAATATGAATATCAGCGGGAGAAGGGCGACAAAGACGCCACCCGGAAAGAGGATCGGCAGTGGGCCACGGAAGACGCCGACACCAAACACCGTTACGCCATGGCAGAGAAGACGCCGCCTGGCTACGACCTGGTGAAGGGAGAAGACGGCGAGATCTACACCATGAACAAAGCCACCGGCGACGTGAAGCCTTATGGCGGTGTCCCGGCAGCCGGCGGGCTCAAGGGCTACGTTACCACCAGCGGCGGCCAGGTGTTCAAGAACAAGGAGGCCAAGGAGCTGTTCAAGAGCCTGCCTGGCGTCTTTCTCGCCAAGGCAAGTGCCGGGGACGCGCTCATGACCTTGTTCAATCAGTCAGGGGACAATCCGGACGCCATGCCGATGGAGACGAAAAAGAGTATTGTCGCCGCGGCGGAAGAGGTGGCGGCGAATCCGAACGCCACGGAGCGTGAAAGGTCCATGGCCAAGCTGTGGCTTGACATCGGCGAGGGGCTCAAGGTGTTCCCCAAGGCGCAAGCAGGCGCGGGGCAACCGCCTCCCGCTGACGGTCAGCAGCCACCGCCAAAACGAAGGGCTCTTGCAGAGTTTGACAAAACCCCAGGTGGTACTGCCGGACCAGCAGCAGGCCTGCAGACGGCTCCGGCGCATGCCGCCGTTGCTTCACCGGCACCACCAGCCAAGGGCGGCATTGCCCGCGCCGTGGGCCGCACTCTTGCCGGGCCTGGCGGGCCGCAGTCTGATTCCATGGGGCTCAGGACGGTTGCCC